CTTCAGCAATCATTCTTTCTTCAGCGGTATGATCAATAAATACGTGCTTGCCATCAACTACATATGTATTCCCGCTAACAGTTACTCGGTCTAATTCTTTGACAACTGGTAACGTTAAGCGGGTTTTTGATTTTTCAGCATTGTAATTTCTTAGATGATTAACTATGGGAGCGCCAGATTTTACTAGCTTGCTTCCAAACTTTCCAAATAATCGCTCTCTATGCGCTTTTGATGCGGTTGATATAATTCTCTAGCACCTTGTTCAAAACGCTCATGTGATAGCCTTTTGGTTGGCTGTGAGACCACTAGTACCGTGTCCGCTCCTGTGTTGCTCCATTGATAGCCTTCTTAAGCTATTGGCCGCTGTGTGTTTCTATAATACATATCGGTCCTACAATAGATCAGAATTCAATTCAGGGAGTACGTTTTCAAAAGTTCTTTCATCTTCCATCTTGCATACAAATGCATCTTGCGGGATTTCTACAAAGATACCTTCGTCGTCATATGCATTACAAAACCAAAAACCATAATCTTCGGAATATAAACCTACATTGTACTTTCTATCAGAATATGAAAACTCCCCATTATTTGTAACCCATTCCAAATATTCTTGCTTTGTCATTTTTTACTCCCCGCCAAATAATTTATGATTTTACACTAGATATGAGAGAACGACAGATAAATACTATAAACAGTATAAAAAAAAAACCTAATTTACTGTATAAATTTAGTAAATTAGGGAGACTTTTTCCTTATTCTATTTAACCCCATAGAAGGATTCAACTGTAGTTTAATTGTAGTTAAGAAAAAGAGAGATAATATTAAAAGTATAGATTGATATTCTAAATAATCTTCTCGGCTTAGCAGATAAAGTTATTACTTTGGTAACAGCGATACTTATCTACCAAGCCACGAAGAAAAAGTAAGAGAGGGAGGCGAAAGCCTCCCCCACTTTCAACTCGATTATACTCAATGTTAAAAATTTATGCAATTACTAGAATATGCTCTTGCTGTTGCGATTATTATTGTAGTTATAGGTATCATATTAAATCTATTGCCGAGGTACCATTGATGTTGAGCGACGGGATGACAACCAAGTAGGTCACCGATTTATGGGGCAAAAGTCCAAACTCGGTTAAACAGTTTTGCACTGGGACCCAAGGGCTACCACCGCCTCCATAGCTCCTTGTTACCAGACCCGCTTCGCTTGATCCGACAAGTGCATATGGGGCTAATGCTATTCTGCGTCGCTAAGCGACTGGACTAGCAAAGCCACCGCCTCAACGTGCCTAGTCATGAGCAGGAAACATATATTAATCTGACACTACCACTTCATCGTTTTTTCCCTTTCCGTAAAGTCGTTCCATACCCTGGCGCGTTACTAGCCACATCTTTCCAGACTTCTTAAACTCGCCTTCCCTAAATCCATTCTTTACACGACCTCTACAGTTCTGTTTCAATGAGTCAGCAGTGACATTCCATCGCTCTGCAGCTTCTTGTGTAGTCATAATATCATCTAGTGCAAACTTCAATTTCTTCACCTTCTAACTAAATGCTTGATTACTAATATCATCACAATAAGAGTTGATATATTAATAAGCAATTCTAAATATTGCATAATTCACCTCGTTGATTTACAATAATGTTGAAAAGGTGGCGGGGCTTTCACCCGCCCGCTTTTTAGTCTTTGCTAACAAGTTTTAAAATGATGATTGCTAGTGTCAGTAGCGTTACCTCATTTATTAAGCTTGTTAGCTCTTTTATTATGTCCACTTTTTTCACCTCCTTTCTACATCTTTATTATACCCTATACAGGGTATAAAGTCAACTAAAATAATAAAAAATACCCCTAATTTACTAACTTTTTATAGTAGATTAGGGGTTTTCTTATTTAATCGCCGATATATCGCCTGTACGGCGTTTTTGCTCTATCCGCATAAAATCATAAGCGGAGATTTTTTATTTTGCTTAGAACGCAAGTATTTTAGCGGTATTCTTCAAAGATTTGGTCATCTTGTTTAAAATTTGTGTTTTTTGAACAACAAATAATGATTGGTGTCAAAATAGCCATATTTTGCACAAAAAAAATAAAGCCTACCGATTTCTCGATAGGCTCTACTTTATATCTATTCTATTTTAGTAATCCTGCCACCAGGATACTCCCTGCGACTACTGCCCAGGTGTTACGCTGCCGTTCAAGGCGTCGCTCCGTGGCTCTGTTCCGTTTGAGGTCTGCTTTCAATGTCTCTAAATATTTGTTCGTTTCGTTCAAGTAGTCTTTCTGCGTCTGTAAGTCGCTTTTGGCTTTCATTAATTCGCTCAACTGTTGCTCGTTGATAGTTTTCAATTCGCTCAATTCTTTCTGTTGATTGGCGGTTAAGGTCGATACTTCTGTCAACGGCATCTTGGACGCCTTGATTAAGGTCAATGCTTTTGCGTTGTTGCTCTTGAGCTCGTTCCATTGTACCAATGGCACGGTTATAGTCGGAGTCGGCTCGTCCGCTCGGACTGACCAGGATAAAAGCAATGACGCCAATAAGCACAATACCAATGCCCATACAGAGGTATGGTTTCGCTTGTACCAAGTTTTTAATCTGTTCATACATAAATACCCCCTAGATACTAGAACCCCACTGCTCGGCGTAAAATTTCGCTTTAGAGCGGATAATGTCGCCACCGCTCCATGGTTTGTCTCCCTCATAGACCACCAATAAATCCCACCGTTCGCAAGTGGAATTAGGTCCGTAAGGGTCGCATGGATACTCGCCGTCCATGTTGTCCGCTGCCTCGGCATGGGTCATTACATGGTTAATATCACATGGTAGCCCTAGATCTACGCACAACACCGCTACCACTTGGGCAAGTGTTTCAATCTGTGCATCGGTAGGGGCATAGTCTCCTAAGTTATCGCACCCTGTTGCCCCATAGGCACAGTCTAAGGCGATACCTACCGCCCCAGTGTTACGCATGTATGTATGGTTCTTGTGGTCTGTCAGTTCGCCGTCAATATATATCCGACCATCGCCATCGATATTGATATGGTAGTCATCGAATTGTTGACTATATCGCCCTGCTGACCAGTGTAAGTAGAGCTTATTAATATCCCCTACCGCACGGCTACAGTAGTCATTTAGATTCTGTAGGGTTATCTCTGTCATTGGTTATCCCCCTTTCTAGGTTAATGGGTAGCTTTGGTGGCTCTTCTAATTTGTCAGGTATTCCATCGCCGTCCTTATCTATCCACAATGCCAAGAATCCAACCAATGCGGTCAGAACGCTTGGAATAAATATATGGTCGATTAAGTTAATGCCTACACTGATTAGCTTGGCATTATCATCGGATACATATCCTGCTATAAAAGCCATAACATAAGCCACCACTACTAAAAGAATAGGCACTAGCATGACTAGTACTAGTGCCCTGGTTGCCCACATTCCAGTGGGGTGGATATTAGCCACCCTCACGGAATTGTATGAATTTTTTAATGAGTTAATGAGCTTTTGAGATATGTTCATGTAAGTCATCCCTCATCTCGTCAAAGCGGTCTTCTAGCCCATCGACTCGTGCTTTTAATTGTACATGGGCAGAATACTGCTTTGACCTCTGCTCACGGCTCAATTTAATTTCTTCCTTTAACTCTTTAAGGGTTTCCACCAAAGAGTTCATCCTATCGTTCATAGGGCTGACTAATAGCCGATACCCTGCACCGCACACAATACTAACGATTGTGGCAGTTGTCAGTATATCATTTAGCCCAAATTGCCATGTCCACATTTAATCACCCCTTACTACAGGCTTGGCGGAGCAGGTGGTTGCACACTTCCGCCGTGATCATTATTATTTTGGTCAACAAACCACCCTTGTTCGCGCCCAATACTTTCAAAAAGCTCAATCAGTATGCCAGCCATATCTGTGCTATTAATAGTCAATTTTTTGCCGACTAAAAATTGTTTCAATTTGTCCCCTTGAGCTTGGTAATCGGCGTTAGTCATATAGGTAGTAGAGGCGTCCGCTTTCTTGAGATAAACAGGGTCGCCAATCATGGCTAGGTAATTACGAATGTCTACTTTCTTAAGGTAGAGATTGTCTGCATCCTTGACTGTCCGATAGTTATTTAAATCGGCATACTTAGCAAAGGATTGTGCTTGGATATTGTTAACATATCGGCTAGCCGCATCGCCAGGCGTTAATGCGTATTGTCCGATTTCCGTCTTTCTAATGAAAGCCCCTAAGTCGCCTTTGTAGGCAAAAGTATTTGCGGACCATCCCTTTTGTGCGTAGTTGTTATTGGCGTCTGTCCTAGATAAATAATTCCCTAGGTCTGTCTTTTTCGCATACTGCGACAAATCCACACTGCCACCGCCTGAACCGCCTACCCCTGCAGGTCCTTGTGGTCCTGGGTCGCCTTTCGGTCCTTTGAGTTGGGCGATTTGGTCAGGTGTTAAATCGCTAAATCTAAGGGGTTCGCCCTTTGGACCTTGTGGACCAACTGGACCTTGAATGCCTTGTTGACCTTGCTCCCCTTTATCGCCTTTTGGACCAACTGGACCTACAGGACCCTGTGGACCAGTTTCACCTGTATCACCTTTTTGACCTGCAACACCTTGTAAACCTTGAGGACCTCGTTCACCTGCAACGCCTTGGATACCTTGGTCGCCTTTAGGACCTTTTAAGCCTTCCAACTGGTCATGTGTGAAATCATTGTAGGTGAATGGGTCGCCCTTATCACCCTTTGGACCAGGGTCGCCCTTTTGTCCAGTTACAGTGCCGACCTTAGCCTCTACTTCCGCTTTAGTCACATAGGCGGAAAGGTCAGGCGTTACCGCATGAACCTTAGAATCTACTTCTTGCTTATCATAGTAGTTGGATAAATCAACGCTACCACCGTGACCAATGGCATTAGGTATAATCACATCAATGATCTTAGGAATTCGTGCCTCGACATTAATAATCTCATAGTCTTTTCTTTCTTCCATGCAACACACCTCCTAATGCCTGGATACATCGGGGATAAATGATATATTCCCCATAATTACTTTTGTATATACGCCTCCATGTTCTATGAACACGTCATACTTACCCTTTGTATACTTGTTGGCATCAATCGCCTTGGTGGCATCTGCAGGAATCACGCAGAATACTGTATGATCCTGAATCGTACAGATAGCCTCCGCCAAGAGCTTCCCCTGGATGCTTCGCACCTTCATCCTGGCTGTATAGCCAGTAAGGTCAAAGCCTTCCTCCACTCGATAGCCACGGTTAAAGTCCGCTCCGATATGGAGCGTCTCTGGTTCGTTTCTGATGATATTCATAAGCACCTCGTTAGATTTCGCCAGCATCAAGAGAAACAGGGAAATCTTGATGACCATGTAATTCAGACACAATATACATCATCGTGGCATCAGGCACAGGCTTGAACCAGTTTCTTTGCGTATATAACTTATTAATATAGGTCGTAACAGTATTACCATTAATAGCAATACATTGAGCGCCAGACGCACTAATTATACGAGTTAAGCCAATTTTCTTTACGTTAGGAAAACTATATTCGCTGTAATAATCTTGAGGATTTTTGTTTTCCGAAGTATACGATTTATTCACAACATCGCACACTCGCATATAATGCAATGCGCTGCTAAATATAACATCTGATTTTTCATTAAAGATTTCTAATCCGAAGTGACTTTTTTTATTCGTTTTACTAGAGTATACATATACCTCTAAATCTTCTAGTGCTGCTTTGATATCGACACTATCCGGCACATATAATGACAAGGCAAACAATGGATGTTGCATTCCGTCATTATCTTTACGCCCCATAATTTCACTAGTAGCAAAGGAAGGTGTCTCATGCGGGAAGTGAATGGAATATAAATAAAATTCATCGTTATCACGTTTCGTGATTGGCACCTGCAATCGGATGCATTTAATAGTTCCTTCTCCGGTAGATGGGTTAGTGGTGTTGTAATAACCTTTTATAAAATGAGGCGGCAACATACCAACTTGCGCAGGAGGGATCATTGACAGGTTGTTCTTGGAGAATTTGAGTACATATTTCAGATGCAAACAGGTTTGCGTGTCATCCAGCATTACATGGTTGTTATCATTTTGAACTTCGAATGTATGCATATTAAATCACCCCAATCATTAATTTTATGTGGCATTTTTTACCAATAGCATTATTATTCGTTAATACAAAAGTAACAGTATTATCTGTGACTTTTGCAATATAATCGCCAGCCACGACTTGGCTAGATGACGGATTAAATTCACGCGCTGTAAATAACTTTTGATTTGGATAAATAGGTATAGTAACGCTGATGGACGGCTCAAAAGTGTCCAGCACTTTGAACCATACAATTTTAGTTAATGTTGTTGTAACATCAGCGACTACATTACCATTATTGTCAAATACTTCTAAACCAGCTGGCATATTATCACCCTTTCTATTGAATAGTGAATTAAATAGTCTTTTTATAAAATCAATCAATCGTCTTGCCATAAACCCAACCTCACTCGTAACGTATTGTTGTCATCAAACACTTGAATGAGATTATCGCTAATCTCAACCCTTGCCCCAGTCGTCTTAGTTCGCAAGGTACCAATCGTAGCAGTGATAGAGGATAGACTATCCACCTTCATCTTGTCTGCTGTAATTGCTCCAGCCTGGATCATACCAGGAGCGATGACATTGTTGTCGAACTTAGTATCGCCAGTGATATGTACAAACTTACCATCTAACGTAATCGTTTCAGGGCTTAAGTTAATAGCCGAGATGATATTATCCTTCTTAACTGTGAGGCCTAGGCCGTTGTTAAGTTGGGTAATGGCGGAGAATTTAGAGTGTGCAGGGTCGGCGTTCAAATCAGTTACTAACTGGGTATATTCCTGCTTAATCTCTGCTGTACCGTTGTCCACTGCCTCCTTGACCTTACCGGCTAGGTTGGCATTGGCTAAGCTTTCCTCCGTGATCATATCAGCTGGAATCGTAGCTTTTACCGTTACCAGTTGCTCATCTGTCCGAGGCCCTTCGCCGAACATATCGACATAGGCCACCTTCACACGATAGACACCAGGTGCCAGCGGTATATTCATCGCATTGGATGTGGTGTAATAGGCCGTATCATCAACGTACACATTGGCGCCTTTACAATTAGGTGGAATGCTTTCAAATACGACCCCTACACCGCCGATATTAGCTGTCGCTGTAACCTTGGTAGGCTTCTTAGGGACAAGCACGTTATAGGTCAATTCTGCAGGCGCACCATAGCCCTTACTTGGGTTATGTGCTACCAGGTAGACCTTCGCGCTCCGTTCTGTAAGCGCTACTCGGCAAGTCGTATTGTTGCTCTTAGCAATCAATCCAGCAGTATTGCCAGCGCTCATGTCAGTCCGTAATTCGTAGAAATCTACGTCCGCATTACGAACCTCTAGCCAGTTGAACTCGGCCATATCGCTAAATGATACAGAGAATCCTTGCGGTGCGTTCGGCACTTCGTTCTTCATCTCTACCAGTATCGACTTAGTCACACCTTGCGATGTATTACCATGAGTATCCTTTACCTGAACCTTGACCTCGTAGGTCTTGCCAAGCTCACAGCCACTCACGGATATCTGACCTTCGCCAGCACCGCCATACTTCCACTCTTGGCCAGGTTCACGATACCAAAGCTCTACTGTATCCAAACTGGTAATGGTGGGTGTGTCGAATTGAGCCACCACGTCAAAGGAAAGAACCCCATTACCAATCTCATAATACTTGGTATAAAGGGTTAGATTTGATACCTCTGGAATGTAGTAAGGAACAATCGTATACGGATAGGCCTGTACTTCATCTAGCCCCTGTTCGTTAGAACCAAACAGGTTCATAGAGGTAAACTTTAGGTATATCTTCTTACCGATATCCTCCTTACGGTATGGATAGCGGAATAACGCCTCATCTACACGAATAAAGCGGGAACCATTGGCATGATTAGATGCTACCGTAGCATATTGGCCACGCACTAGGTGGGACAGTTGATAAGAGCCGTCTGTCTGCAATTGTGCAGTCTCATACGATAACGCCTCGCCATCTATCCAGGACAAGGTGTTAGCTCGTTCCGCATCAACATGAGTGCCACCCTTTAGACTGCCAGTGTTGAGCTTTACCGTGAGATCATTACCAGAATTACTTAACGGCGTTAGTAGGCGCCCCATACGAGCTTGCTGACTGATAGTCCCTATCTGGCGATAGCTTTCATCATTGTCAGACAGCCATACAGAACAGCCACCCCAGCCACTAGGAGCATTGACCCCTACGAATACCTGATTGCCACCAACGTCACCTACCGTTTGGAATATAGCCACATCATTAACGCTTGGCGCTGGTTGATTGTAGTCGATAAAGGGCCGTTCATTTTCATGAACATCATACCGAGCCGGAGCATATGTCCCTGCTGGTTTACCTTCTGCGGTGAATTCCAGTTGACCATCAGCTGCTTCATTAACCGCCGTGATGACTACTATCTGCTTATTGAGTTGGCAGGTCTCATCGGTTAATGTAACCAAGTCCCCTACTTCCAACGTGCAGAATGCCCAGTCCAGTCTGAATGTGTACTGTGTCTTTTGATAAAGACGCTTCATGGCCAATTGCTCCGCATAGTATTGAGCTCTTGCCTTCGTATAGAAGTAGTGGGCCATCTTTTTACTAGCAGGCTTTAAGCCGTTCTTTTGGACATCAGCGACCACCTCAAAGGATACCGTCTCCTTCTCGTATCCATTGGCACGGTTGATAAATTCAACGGTGGCCTCATTGTAGGCTTCACTCGTATCCTTCCGTTTATACAGAATTAACTGTCCGTCAGACCCTGGGATAAAGTCATCAGCGGTCAAATCGTACTGAATCTGGTTAGCTGGCGACCAATCACCAATAGGCTTATCGGCTAGTGGCACGATTTTAAGCCGGTCCGTGGACCAGAATACAAGGCAGTTAGTGATTTCCGCGATATCGTTAATCACTTGCTGTGCTTTGGTGCTCTTTTGGTCCGGTGGCGAACTAATGAGAATATCGGCCGCCTTACAATAGGCTCTGAAATTATCAATGCCGTCAATCGCCACATCAGCGCCCACCGCTTGAAGTACATGTTCTATGTAATCCGCTGGGTTTACGTCGATACCGTCACCGGTCTCCAAGAGCTTCCCTCTGACTTCAAAGTTATACTGTGGCAAGCTACCACGGTCTCCCAGGTCAACAACGCCAGCCATATAAGCTAGTCCACTATACGGCAATGCCTTGTCAGGGTGCTTTGAGGTCATATAAGGCCATGGAGCCTGACCGTTATCACCTTTGAATAAAGTCAGCTCAATCTTTTCATTAGGATAGGTATAGATTTCCTTATCCCTCCACACTTGGCCAATACCTTGAATAGGCCCTTCACATAGGGCAATAGCCGCCGCTACCGTATAGGTGTAGGTGATTTCAGTATGCTTTGACTTACCACCTTTACCAGTCCGAGTTGTGCTTTTATGCTCGTGCGCCGTGAAGTCCTCATAATCAATGATATTGCCGCTTACACGAGTAGTCCCTAGAATTTCAGGCACCACCTCGCCATATGATGCGGTATTGATTTGGAAATCAGCGATCATGTCCGCCCGGTTGGTTGAATTATGGCCCTTGTTAAATAAGAACCCCATTACTTATCATCCTCCCTCAATCGATATACAGCACGCAGGCGACTACGGCCTTTAGCATCATAGAAAAGCGTATCGTCCAACTTAGATAGGATCACACCCAGGTCTACGAAAGCATGAATAACAACGCCATCTCCCATATAAATAGCACCGTGACTAATACAACGCCCATACTGATAGAGCAAAATATCCCCAACCTGTAATGGCTTGTCAGCAGGCACCTCATCGGCAATTTGCTGGATATATTTCAGATATTTCTCTTCGGAGTGGTGCAAGTGCCACTCATTGGAGTAATCCTCAATCACCAGGCGGTCAGGAGCCATAACACCACTGTCAATAAATGCACCCACCAGTAGATAGGAGCAGTCAACCCCTTGGCCTTTAACCATGGAATTATTAACGTATGGCGTGCCCAGCCACTCTCTAGCAGCATCGGCAATCTTTTGACCTTTCACTTGATTAATCATCATCGTATGCTCTCCTTCAACGGAACATAAGGCGTTGCTCTATTGCGTGACCAGTTATTGAATTTCTTTTTACATTCCTCTGGGGTCTTATTGCACCCAGCGTAAATATAGAACTGGTCGCCCACCCTAGGTTTGACTTCCAAGGCACTCATGTACAGAATCATGCCATCATTACTACTGATAATCTGCGTAGATTGGCCAGCCAACGGCCCTGTCAGCCAATCAATACCACCAGCTGCATAGTAGCCATTCTCGAAGGGTATATCGATATGTACAGCATTAGGTCCAGCGCCTATGCCAGTTACCTTACCCTGTTTACGGAAGTTGTGGATATCAACGCCACACTCCTTAGAGTAGATACTGAATGGGCACTGTGGATAATAACGCCGATTAGGGTATTCGATATTGAGCTTTTGGACGATAGATTTAACATTTAGCTTTAATGTAAGGCCTCCCCCTTGGGAGACCTCACACAAGCCAGTGAATAAGCCAATTACTCCTATAATCTTATAGTCATCGTCAAAGAAAGCTCGTCTAAGCGTCATTTGAGCTCCGTCAAATCCACCATTATGAGCCACTGCCATAATTGGCACACCGCCAATCTGGTCTTGCTCGTTGGTAGAGATCGTAACGTTCATCTTATCGACGCTCACCGTGCTGTTGGTCGCAATCTTATCCCTAACAATAATCGGTCCATCTGATTTATAGACATGTCCGTTATAGGATACGTCCGCATCAGCATCGGCCCAGTAATAGGATGTGCCACTCCGTAGGTGCAACTCATACAGGTCGCAGGACAAGAAATATTTATCATTATTTAGGTGCTGTCTAAGCGCCTCGCTTGCATCTTTCATACCTGCTCCTTCCTATCTGGTAGAGATTAACTTGAATGACTTGGATTTATATAAATCGGTAAACACGTATTCTGCCGTCATATCGCCACTAAATCGCACGAGCCAATAGTAAGTATAGTCGGCTGTAATAACGGCCGTAGGAGCGACATTTGCCCCCTTAGCCGGCTTAATTACACCCTTATCACTCACGCATTGAACCTCATGGCCGTCTGCGTAGAGCTTTACATTCTCCACATGGTAAACAGGCTCCAAGAAGTCGCCATACTTCCGCACTGCTTGCCAGGAACCGTCAGACCCAACGCCAAGGCGTATGCCTTTCTCTTGGTTATCCTCTGGATCTAGCCAAAGGAATGGAATGGTGCCACCCCTTGTCTTAGCATAGAACCCCATGAGCTCCTTATATTCATCAGGCGTCAAGACAGCGAATTCAGTGGTAATCGTATGCTGCGGATATTTCCACGTTGTCATCGTGCGGACCTTACCGCTACCAGCCGTCTTGGTTTTTGTGTCCCACTTCTGGGCTTTCGTAGACTTCCAGGCAAGCGATATGATCCTTGGGAATTTAACTAAATCTGCCATACTACCACGTCCCCGCTGTACTAATGAATTCACGATCCTGATTGACTAAGAATTGACGCATTGCTCGACCACCACGAGATTCTAGGAAGTCACCAAAGCTTTGCGCATCGATAGCATTCACATTGAGAGTAATGCCACCACCTACGCCATTACCACCAGCTCGGTTGATACCTTCGCCCAGGCGACTAAATACGGTGTCAGAGAGCGGGATAACCGCCTCTTCATAGCGACCCTCGCCAATCTGTGCATAAGTAGGCCCATAGGCAAGACCACCTTCTGCCATACGAAGCATGCCCTTGTCGAAGCCTTTCATGCTATCCCAGGACATAGTGCCAGAGCTAGCCATGCCGCCCGCGTTACCACCGACAGCAAATAATGATGTGGATTGCGCTATCCCTGCGGCGGTGCTACTGCTCCATGCAGCCATACCAGACGCTGCACTAGCGCCGAACGTTGCCATAGATACCTGTTGAGCTAAAGCGCTCCAGGCTGGCAGTTGAGCTTGTGCGGCAGCGATACTAGCGGCCGTTTGTTGAGACTGTAGCATTTTGCCTAGAATAGCCTGCTTTAATTGACCAGCTATCCATTGAGCAATAGAATCGGATATCGTTTTAAGGATTGCCCTGCCCATGTTTTGGAAGGCTTGCGTTACCGACATAGTCCCTTGCAAAAGACCAGAAATGCCTTCTTGTAACTTATCCACACCGGCACTTGCTGCGTCCCACATAACTTGTAATCCATTCCAATGGCTGTCCATAACAGCTTGTTGATAGTCATTCATAAGCTCTTTCATCGTGTCGTAATGTTGCTGTTGAGCGACATACTCATCATCAAGAGCCGTTTGTAAGGCCTCGAAGTTCTGTGTCCTCATAGCCTCGTCAATTTCCCACTTTTGCTCTTGGAGCTCTCGGTGGGCTTGGGCAGATTTCTCGTTGAATTCCTTCTGCTTTGCCAGGAGCTCTTCATTCTTCATCTCTTCAAATGAGATTTCTCCTTCTGCATTCAATTCAAAGGCAACACCCTTATCTTTTAGTGCTTTGATATAGGCTTCTTGCTCCATCTTGTCCATCTTGATGAAGCTGTCCTGCATGTCGGCATATTTGTCTACGATTTCGTTAATGCCGTCCTCGTAGTCCTTCTTGAGCTGGGTCATAGGCGAAACACTGCCGGTAGAATCCTTATCCGCTGTATTGAAGTTGAAATCCTTCACATAATCCCGGACAGTATTCTCGATATCCAAGATTTTCTTGACTTCTTCCTGTTTGGCCTTAATGCGTTTATCAGCATAGACAGCATTAAGATTAGCCAAGTCCTCTTGGTAGTTCTCATTAGCATCCTTGGATTTATTTAGCTCATCCAGTTCATTCTTGTAGTCGATTTCTACAAGCTCCCTCTTCTTGCCCATCATTTCAAGGAAAGACTGCAGAATCTTCTCGTGGGTTTGTTTGGCTTCCTTAGCTAGGTCCTCACCAGAAGCTGCTCCACCACCGCCACCAGAACCACCGTGACCGCCTCCTCCTGATGCTCCACCGCCGTCATCGCCACCGCCAGCAGCCAACGCCATATCACCGCCTCCACCACCAGATACTCCTTCGAACACTTGGCTCACTGTATTGGCAGTACTGTCAGCAAATTCTTGAGCACTATCTGCACTAATTTGGTTGATTTGGTCAATGGCGCTGAACGTAGTCCCGAATACACTCGCCACCTTGTTTCCTACAGCATTCAAGGCACTAATCAGCATATTAATAAGGCTGATGGCCTGGTTAACACCCCAGGTAACGGTGTGTACAATTGTATTCCAGACACTGCGCATAGTCTCACCAAAGCCATTAGCGGCTGCACTGGCGGTTACATATACGCCAATTAATGCACCAATGATCGTAATGACTATACCTATAGGATTCGCTTTCATTACTGCATTCAATACTTCTTGTGCTGCGGATACACCAAGAGTGGAAGCTCTAAGTGCTGTGTATAGCGATTTGAGCACTGTCGTGCCCATGGTAAGGGCACCCATAACAATGAGCGTTCCAGCAAATGCAACACGAGCTAACCCTGTTGCTACAGCCAATGCTTTAGTGGCTACCGTACTAGCGATTTCAGCTGTCCTGAGAGCCATAGTGCGGACCGTTAAGGCTGCGACCTGAGCCGAGCATAATGTTAAGGTAGCCTTATATAAAGTAAAAGCTACAACAGCTCCAGTCACTGCCCCTGTAATCTTAGGCATAATAGTAGTCAAAAGCGTGCCAAAACTCCTAACAACATTCACATTAGTAGATATCGCCACAGATAGATAACTAAATCCGCCACTAATGGCAGATATAGATAACTGTGCGGCGGCTGCCATAGCTCTAAATGCTACGGTAATGCCCCCTACAAAGTCCTGGAACGCTCCGTCCGCTGTAATAGAGGACAACTGCTCCAGCACTGGTTGAAAGGCCATAATAGCCTCATTCTGAATGGATTGACCCACTTCTGCGAAGGTCATAGGCATCTCTGCGAACTTGGCATTAGTTTCTTCCGCACTATTGAATAGGGCATTCTTGATGACGTCCGCTGTGATCATGCCTTCCGAGCTGACGTTCTTCAACTCACCTACGGTCATGCCCATTTCCTTAGCAATAGATTGAGCAAGCATTGGTGCGTTTTCCATGATTGAATGGAATTCATCGCCTTGTAGCTTACCTGCCGCCATTGCCTGTGTTAATTGGTACATGGCCGCACTAGACTCTTGAATAGAAGCGCCGGAGATTTTGAATTGTTTGTTCATCTGCTCAACAAACTCAATCGCTTCATCGTTGGAGCTAAATGCGTCCTTGGCCAACATATTTAGCTTAGCCACACTGTCAGCCATGTCATCATAGCCACCACGTGTCCGTTGTGCCGCATCATAGATTTTATTCATGAGGTCCGCAGTGGTCTGCGTTCCATCATTAACCAAGTTGAGTCGGGATCTAATACTAGTCAATCGGTCAGCCGTTTGTGCCGCCGTCGTGGCTACCTCTTTCAAGGCCATGCCCATCATGCTGATGCCAGCCACAGCAGCTGCTGCTTCTATGCCTTTAGATACCTGGCTAGACATGGACTGAATCTTAGATTTAATCTTGTCTATTTCAGCACTGGCCTGGCTACCATTGGCACTAATCTGTATCCCAATTTTGGTTTGAGCCATTGTCTAAATTTCACCCCCTGCATCTCTAAATTCACGAATAAAGTCCGCCTCTGCCTTTTTGCGTTCAGCAGCAGTTGGCGGATAGATTAACTTAATGAAGTCCATAGGGGTAATCGGTTCTTTCAGCTGGGTATTGACCAATTGCGTTACCCAAAAGGCGTTTCTCGTGTCGATAGCCCTCTGACGTTTCTCATAGCCACGTACCAGCTTCTTGAACTCCATAGGTTGCAACTTCATGAGCTCCCAAGGCTTTAGCTCCAGCAAGCTGTATGCTATATCCTCGGCATTTCTTACCCATAAAGCAAAAGAGGGAGCCAAAAGGCTCCCATCTAGTTTTTTATTGCATTACCCTCTTCTTCAACAGCCAACTTGTCCTCTTCCGTCATTTCTTCCGGGAACATGTTGTAATACATTTTAGTGCCGAATACACCACTTGCTACCAATGCCTTCATAAGTGGGGCTTGGAGTGCTAGCAAGCTCATATCTTGGCTTTCGTCGCTTAGCAACTTATCGCACAACTCATAATACTTTTGAGCATTCCGCTTATACTGCTTCATGCCGATAAAGTAGCCTGTGATGATCGTATTGATAGGCCAGCTAGTGGTTTGTAAAAGCTCCCCAATGGTTGTACCAATGGCAGCCTCAAACTCCATAAGACGGGACATATTGAACATGATGTATTCGTTATCCCCAAAATAATTACATTTGACTGTTTTCATAGTAATGACCTCCTATTTATATAGCGCTAAATTTAGGATAAAAGGGGGCTATTAGCCCCCAACAACTGGAGATGCACCAGCTGGTGCTGGTTGCAATTCAGACAATGGACCTACGCCATTCAAAGAGCCTTTATAGGTAGCCACACCGTCGTGTGGAGTTTGCATAGAAAGCTCTGTAATGGACGCAATGCCTGTGTAGAAAGATTTATCTGGACGTTCGAATTTGATATGAACGTTCTTACCGTCCAAGAATGCTTTTTCCAAGAGTTTCAAAGAATCTTCTTGAGGCAACAACAATGTTTCCAAAGAGAAAGACCATTCTTTAAGACCAGCAATAGTGGATTTCCAACCACCGGAGCTCTTGTTAGAAGCATCGATAGAGTCGGACTTCCGGGACAAGTCGCCGGAGCGTTGGCCACCAAGCAAAAGCCATTTTGCGCCGGTTGTTTCATCAGTACCGACGTTCAAATATAGCAAATAATCTTTACCCGCTGTAGGCATAGCCTTTTCAGCAGGAACATACAATTTAGGGTCTGCCATTAGTAGATACCTCCTTTAGTATCTTGATTTAGATCATACATGCGAGCCTCGAATCTATACTGCGTCCCAATGAACGGCCGCATAGTATCTCGGTCATCGACTTTACTAGTACAGCGGATATCCACAATTTGGAATCCACTGTTAGGAAGAATACACGCATCAGGGTTTAACTCGCCACAATCAGTGCGGAACGCAGTCATGACTCGTTCAATAAGGCCTTCTAGCTTGGCGATTGACTCATAAGCCTTCTCGAAATCAGCCTCATCACACCGAGTCCAGGTTTCCAAATAGAACTCCTGGCTAAGCATATTGTGAACCTGATCATCGATAGGAGAGCATTCGCCTCTGCCTAGAAACACCATACCGAACTCATCAATGCCAGCATTCTTAGGATTTAAGAACCCTAATTTGACTTGGCCATCAAATCCAGAGCGTTCAATTACATCCTGAATTTTCTGCAACAATTCTAACCACATACTACCCACCTCGATACAGCGGAACAGTTCGGAATCCGCTATATTTAGCTGGTTGGCCAGTTAGTTGCTCGGCAGTTATCTGCTTCTCCAGTACTGCCAGCCGATCGTTGATGAACTTGAGCTTCTTAGAATAGAAGTCATCGTCCTCACCAGTACGGCTATATTGCCCTGTAAGCGAAGATGCTTTGTTCATGCATACTTCCCTATAGGTATAGAGAGTAACGAGCTCGTCCACGATAAATGATCGAACTACGTCCTCATGAGCCACCCCTAGCTGTTTGGCTAAGACAAACATCCACTGTTCACCTTTCGCTAGATTGGACGCCGTAACGTTCTGTCCAAGGAGCTCGTCATCAAACGTCATATCTTCATATACATACAGCATAGGGACTCCTTATAAATTAATGCGCAGGGTCGTCTTACGAGTGCCTGCTTCCATATCTGCCACGACCTCATCGAGGGAATTCCCAACCTGCCGTGAGAATATCGCATGAATAGCTTCACGTTTGCGATCAAGAGCATCGAACAAGAACTGGTCCTCTTTGGTGCCAGGATGATGTACACGCTTGGCAAATATAAAGGAACTACCACCTTTACCTACCCAACGGAGTGCTTTGCGCCCTCTGGGGAAGATGTCGTGAGGTTTAGTCCCTTCATGTACAAAAGGCCCATAGGGAGCCGTTCCTGTATTCAGAAAGGCATACCCTATCAGTCCTTCACTGCCATATGACGTGTCAATCGCTCGCTCCAAGTTACCAGTCCTTGATGTATACCTGTGATGCTCACGTGCTTCTTCCGCTACCTCTTCCGTGGCTTCTTTAACTGCCAGGCTTAGGCGTTTTTGGAAGATGGCTCGACTATTCATCGTCAGCTACAGCTTTAGGTTGGCGACCTCTGCGGGCAGGTTTAGGTTCGTCAGCTTCTACAACTTCATGTGGCACGAATCCGTCCTCAATTAAGGACTGGATATGGGCCTCATTATCTGTGTATTTGACTTCATTCAATCTAACCAATCGCATAAGGAAGTCTCCTATTTAGTATTTACGAATACACCGTCGAGTTTGTTAGCAGGTACCCAGATATCGTGGAATTTACGATAATCAAGCTTCCAAGCGTCTGCTTTTTGGTTCAATTCAGGTGTGAAGATGCGGACTTTATCAGTCTTAGATACAGCAATAGGAGCACGGCGTGCAGCAATGATCCAGTTGATATCTTTAGCTGTTGTATCAGCTTTGAAACCGCCAGCTTCTTGACCGGAAGTCTTACCGTCTTGGAACACATAAGCGGATTTCATACGAGCGGATGGGATACCCAAGATAGGGCATTCATTGTAAGACTGAACAGTTGTCTTTACAGCGCCAGCTTCGAAATCAGTCACAGCCAAATAACGGTCAATGCCTTTAGCGCCATTGAGCAATGTGCGAACAGGGGTAGACATCATGATAACGAGTTGTTCATCGCCACCAACTTTATCTTGAATTGCCAAGATATCAGCGTCGAGCTTGTCAAGAATGTTATCCTTAGTCAATGTATTACCAGCGGATGCATGACCTGCATTAGTAGCCAATGCTGCCAATTTAGAATAACGATAAGCGTCCACTTCTGGGATTACTTGCAAGCGTTGGAATTCACCCATAACGTTGCCTGCAGCCGCTACAAAGTTAGTTTCATCCACGTCCATGGAATCGAGTTGGAATGTACGACCACGGTCTTGAGTCAATTTGTAATCGGAGTAGGAAAGGGTCACAGAGCCTTGAGCGAAACCGTTATCGCGGTCATAGTTACCCAAGCCAGATGTGGAGATTTTAGGCATGCGAACAGTATCACCGCCGTTATAAGTTACTAGACTAGCATTTGCTTCCATCCAGCCGGAGGTTGCACCTGCCAACATTTGTTCATCGAGTTTTTGTTGGAAAATCTTTGCGTATTCCAAAGTATTGATAGCCATTTAAATACCTCTTTTCATTAAATACCAAGTGCGTCGCCGAATTCCTTAGCGATAGCATCTGCGCCTTGTGGTTGGTTTGGTCCTTTACCATCTCCGGATCCATGGTTTTGCGTGGACTTCACCGCCCAAGGCTTTCCACTAAGCCATTCAGCAGTTGCGTCCGCAATCGTTCCGTTAGTTCCATCTTGCTTTACATAGCCGTAGGAACCATCTTCCCCAACTTTAATCTTAGGGGTAATTAATGCAGCGAATTCTTGCGGATCCATAGCATTAGATTTAGTTAAGGAATCAACTACCTGGGAAAGGATTTCCGCATCAATGCGTGCTTTGTTCTCCGCTTCCGCTCTTGCTTTGGCCTCTTCGTTAGACTTCATGAGGGCTTGGACTTGCTTCTGTAATTCTGCCAATTCAGAATTCTTAGAACCGCTTTCCGCTTTGTACCCTTCGTTTTCCTTTTGTAGTTCTGCCAGTTGAGCCTGTAAGCTTTGGAGAGTCGTCTCCGCCTTTTCTTTGGCCTCTCTGTTCCCACGTGCATCATTATTAGCTTTGGCGAGCTCTGCCTTAATGCCAGTAATGAGTGAGTTCCCATTTTCCACATTCTCCAATGCGGAATAAATCTCTGCTAATGTCATGTTTGTACCTCCTGTACTAAAAAATGCCAACCGCTCTCCTGCAAATTGGCATAAAAACTGCCCCAAGGTCAATTAGCACCAAGGGGCATGCATATTGCTTATTTATTGTAGCTATGTTATAATTTAGGTAACAAAAGAGCGCAAGGCCTTTTCCCCCGTGGCCCTTATGGGTCCTGG